CGGTCTGCTTTGCCCTAGCCTTTAGTTTCTTCATCTCGTCGCTGCTATCACGAGGCTGTGAAACTCCCGACTTCATTACCTTCGGAGCCTCGTTAACCTTCTTCGTGATTCCCGGCTTTGCAGACTGTAATTTGTCGTACTGCATTGCCTTCCATAACGTTAGAACCTGACGAGAATCATAGATTCCCGCTAATTCCTGTTCTGTGAATCCGAGTTTCTGACCAAACTCCCGCAGTTCCCGCCGAGCTACCTCACCCTTCTGTGGGTCAGCATACTCAGGTATTGCCTCTGCCAGCTTACGAGCTTCAGCCTGTATCACATGACCGAGTTGCTCCTGACGTTCCTGATCCTGCTGCTGTGCAATTCGCTGTCGTTCAGCTTGAACTTGAGCTAACTGCTTTTCCCGCTGTGATAACTCTGCAACCTTAACTGCGTACCCAATAGGGTCGGTTTCCTTCAGATAGTCCAGATTCTCAGTTTCCGGCTGCTGGTTAAGCATCTGCTCAATTACCTGCAACCGTTCTGCGTATTGGTCACGCAGATACCTAGCTTCCTCGATACGCTGCCTCTCTGCTTCTACGGCTTTGCGTTCTTCTGCTACGGCTTGCGATTTCTTCGTATAGTCTGTGCCAAGTTGATAAGACTTGATAAGCTCATCAAGGGTTACCTCTTTTTCCTCACCAGCGGCTTTCACCCTGTATTTAGGAGGCTCCTCGGCTTCTTCATCGCCTTCATCTTGTTCTACCTCCGATTCGTCATAAGACTCCTCGGATTCGGCTTCGCTATCATTGGCTTCGAGTTCGGTTTCCGGTTGTTCCTGTTCGGAGCCTTCTTGCCCACCCATAAGACCCATGATAGCGTCGGCTGCACTACCTACGTTTAACTCAGCATTTCCCTCAGGAGTCGTGCTTTGAGTATCGCTCATATATAGTTTCCTAAATTATATCGGGAACTGCCCGACTCAGTTACAAAATTTTCAGCCGCTTTTCGTCTATCAACTTCTGTGCCGATAGGCTTTCAAGGTAGGCTTCAATCTTCTCAAATGACCTTAGTTGCTGGTAAGCGTTTTCCCTTACCGCTGCGTCACCAAACTCACTCATAGCAAATTTGTTAATCTCTACTGACCTGAGTTCTTCTAGCATTGCCAGAAAATACTCATCTCTCAGCAGATTCTCAGCCCATTGGGATTTGTCCATTCATACCCTTAGTTAGGTTGCCTAATTCCTTAATCGCCTTCAGGACAATATCAGCCTGTTTATTACGGCTATCCTCGTCAGCTATATCCATCGCCAGAATCGCTTGCAACTGCGTGACCGCTAGTTCTGCCTCACGAATACGCATATCCATAGCGTCCTTCTCTGCCTTCATCGCTATCTCAATGCCTTTACGGGTATATTCAGCCTCTAACGATTGTTTCTGTAGTTGCAACTTAGCAGCCTCAATCTGTGCCTTAGCCTCAGTCTTTTCACGCTCAACCTCTGCGATTAGACGAGTAGCCTCTGCTTGCATATCTGGCTTAGGTTCTTGTGGCTGTGACAGTTGTTCGTTCTGCTCAGGACTGATCTCGTTAATGAAAGCCTTAGCATCCTTGAAACCAGCCGACTCAATCAGTCTAGCCAAGGTATCGCGGTACTGAGCCACAGATACCAGAGGATTAGCAGCACCGAACTGCGTAAGCACCTGCTCCTGCTTGCCTAGAATCATCTGGAGCATGGCTAGTTTCTGCTCACGATCTCCCGAACCCAAGCCAACGTTAATCGCCACATCGTACTGATTCGTCCATGTACGAGGATCAAATGCCACAAACTTTCCACGCATACGGACAATCTTGGCTTGATCCTGATACTTGCCCAATAGATGCAAAATGCCCTTAAACAGCGATTTAACGCCTGTCTCAGCAAAGATTCGAGCGATCAGTTCCAGCTTGCCAGAGTTCGACTTCATCATCGCGGCAATAGCCGTAGCACTCACGTTATTCAGTACGTCAGGATCAAGACCCTGCTGCTGGTCGCTAACGCCTGTACGTTTAGCCTGTACCTGATCCATGTACTCAAGCAATGGAAAAGCCTGAGCCGTTACCGCAGGAACCTCAATCGGCATAATCGAACCAGCAGACTTCATGCGAACAACACCGCCAGGAGTAGCGTTCAGCACGTCATCGAGATTCACCTGACCATCCACAACCCCAATACGGGCATTGTTCGTTAGGTACAGGTTATCGAGCATCTGACGGGTTACAGTGGACTTGATTAGCTGGATGTCCATTGTCCGGTCTGCCAAGCTCTGACCAAAGAACTTGTGCGGAATAGGGATAGGACACAGGCTGTGGAACGGAACTAAGTCACATTCCTCGTCATCTAGGATTTCGCTACCGGCGTATGTAATCTTACGCAGTTCAGCGATACCGTCACCATTAACGTCAATCCGTATATAGCACTCGTATACCTCACAGACCTGCATCGTAGGGTCAAGGCTGATATTCTCGTCCGGCTGCTCACCCTGAGAGAATCGAGCTACTCGCTCGACTGTGTACTGAAGATCATCGTAAGAAGGCAATCCCTCGACCACATCCTTGTCAAAGCCCATCGCTACCAACTCTGAACGAGTCAACAAGCGACGATGAGCCACAAACGGGCTATCTTCAATAGTTCTTGCCGATTTGCTAATCAGGAATTCTTCTGGCGGTACGTTCTCAATCTTGACGCAGCCGTATTTCTTGACCTTCTTAACTCTTACGTCATAGTAAGGAATCTGGATCGGGAAACCCATCGGGTCAACGCCACCATCAACAAACTCGACGTTCTGGCTGACCACCTCGATAGCAGGGTCAGACAACAACATGGCTAATTCGTCTTCAGTCAGGTTCTTGTAGGACTCTTTGTTAACGTCCTCTTTGGCATCCCAGTACGCTTTGACCACGCCAACCTTACACATCAGCGCGTCTTTGAACCAGTTATGCAGGAGAATTAGACCTTCATTCTCACGGTAGAACACCCAGTTGCAGTAGTCCGTAGCCTGTCTAGCAGACTGCTCATCTTCTGGGGTCTGTGGCTCAAACGAGACAATATCCTCGGTAGTCGTAAAGACTCGGATAAGTTGTGGCAATGCACCATCGATAGCCTCAGCTACCTCACCAGTGACGATCTGGCTGCGTCCTTCAACCTCGTTACCATAGGGATAACGTAGGTAATACTCCAGAGCCTTAGCCCGTTGGTCTGTAGTCTCGGTATCAATGTAACCGATGGAATTATCGATTTCATTCTCGATAATACTCTTGATCTGACCGTCATCCATCTTCATAGCACATCCTTACGGAGTTTTGCTTATTATACAATCCATTTTGTAGAAATTGGCAACGTCGTCTGCCATGAACTATCTCGCTCGTCAAGACCTATTGCAAGGTATCTAAAAGCGTCAGACGCATGGCTAGACCAATCATGTAGCGGCTTCTCATAGAATATCTGCCTACGCTCGTCATGCTCCCGACGGTAGTTCCTCAGCGCATCTAGCCCCTGCTTGACCCTTGGATGGAACCAGCATCTCGGCAGCAATCTCCTGACAGCTTGTATCCCATCAGCGACAGGTAGTCTAGGCGCAACCGTTATCGATAGCCCTGCTTCCTCTAAGACCTCTTTGCGGCTCTTGCCTGTGCCTAGTTCCCTTACCTGTACGTCATGCGGCAGGATATGGCTGAATCCCTCGTAATCGTTCTCTCGCAGCCAGTTGACGTACCAATCTAATCCCTGTCCGTGGTTTTCGACGAAATCGAGTAATCTAATTTCTTTTCCAGCCAGTTGAGCAACCCATATAGCAGTCGAGTCGCCCATTCCAATATCCCATGAAGTAAAGCTACGGCACAGATCATCACGAGGAAAGTCAGTAATATGGCTATCCCTTTCAAGGTCATTAATAATTTTGCCATAATAAGACCCTTCGACCGCTGCGTTAAAGGAACACTCGAACTCTTGGTTATACCTATCCTCGCCCATGTCTCGATAGGCATCTTTTAGTTCTGAGTCTGGCAAAACATTTGTCTGACTAGCCTTGAACTCTAAGAACTTCCAGCCTTCCTCGGTCTTAGCCCTCTCCGCTAACTCAGCGAAATGGTTAGCACCTTTAGGAGTCCCAATGAAACAAGCCCACCCAATACGGTCGGCAAGAGCAGGTCGGACGATTTCGTTCCAAATACGTGGGTTCTGATCGCCAACTTCGTCGATAACCACGCCATCAAAATACTGCCCCCTAAGACTGTCAGGATTATCAGACCCATATAGACTAACCCTACGCCCATAAAAATCAGCACGTAACTCAGAGACATTGTAGGTAGCTCCTAGTGATCTGGTGTACTTCTGTAAGTAATCCCACGCTACTCGCTTGGCTTGTCCGTAGGTAGGCGCAATGTAGGCAAATCGTGGCTCTGGCTTGTCGCACTCGATAGCTGACTTAATGAGGTGGTTGATAGCCGAAACAGTCTTTCCCATGCGACGATGGGCAACCACCACAGTAAAACGATGCTGCTCAATCGCATCATGTATCTCTAGCTGCTGATCTCTCGGCTCGTAAGGAATGACAATTTCAGTCATTAGTGCTGGCTTGTAGGCTGTTTATAGCCACAGTTAACGCATTGACCGTAAACCAAGAAAGCACTGCACATCGGGCAGTTTGTCTGTTTGTAGCTCATTTCTTTCCTCCCCATCTGATAACCATCTCTTGAGCTTCCCCGTCCTTACCTGTCACCTCAGTCCTTGCCAGCTTAGGTATGTGGTACTCACTCAGCTTCTGCATTAGGTCTAGTGCCTTAGCCGGATCAGGCTTCAACCCTAGCACCTCATCGCCTTCAGCTACCCTCTGTAGCCATCTGTCCATGTAAGGCACGTTTTTCTCTAGCAGAGTCGCTATAGCGTTACGCACTACTGTAGTGGACTTATTCGGCACTCCTGCTGGTCTACCTTTACCTGCATTAGTTAGACCGGGATATGCTGTAACTTCTTCCTCTTTACTGTGATCTGTTTCCATTTTTGCATTATCCTCTGGATGTCATGCGTATATAAGTTCGTACATATCGGGACGGTGTTCCATTATCCACGCCCTCGGTTCCTCATGGCATTTCTTGAAATCAACGCCTATCGTCTGGCTCCCTGCATGATGCACATAAGCCCTGCTGACGAAATGCTGATAACCCGCCACGTTTAAGTCATGGCATATTATATTATCTGAATACCAATTAGTTGACGGAAACTTTGCAACTTCCCACGCTTCCCTGCTGATCGACGCGAAAATAGGCGCAATGACCGGAGTCAACTTGATATTCGACTCGCTTGCCCACCGTAATCCGTTACGTCTATCCCCCTCTATCGGGAATCTAATGTTTTGGTCTGGCAACACATAGTCACTTCTTGCACCTAAGAATCCGTATTTCACGCCCTTAGATTCCAGAATTCCCGCATCTTCCCTTAGTAACGATAGCGTATCTGGATTAAGAACCACATCATCGTTAGCTAAAATCAATGAGTCGTAGTTACCATCTTGGAAAGCATAATCAACCGCTGCGTTATAAGCATCTCCAAAAGTGGAACCGTTATTTGGTATCACTTTATGTGTCGTATTTATCGGGTTTTTCGAACTTATGTAGATCGGAATGTCGTTAGCGTAAACACTAATCGATTCCAGCAATACTGAAATCCCTTTGTTTCCTACCGTACAGATGACTATGGCTTGCATTAAATGTCCAAGACTCCGGGTATATGCATGACCCTATAGTTCGTTTCGATCTTTTTTCCGGCAGACCTCATTAACTGCTCAACAACACCCCAATCATGGGCATATCCGTCACCCCAAACGATACCTAGTGATTTCTTGTGAGCAATGCAGGACGTGCCAATAAAACCCTTAACTAACGATACTGACCGACGATCCAGATTAACGTAATCATCCCACCATAGCCAATCAGCATCTAAATTCTCAACAATCTTGGCTAAATGATGCTCTCCGAAAACATCGTCAGAGTCTAAGTACGCAATGTAGTCGTTGGTCGCAGCTTCAATTCCCTTGTTTCTAGGCAAGCCACTAAAAGCAGGAGACTTAGGCAAAGGCTCTAAGCACGTTACTGGATACTCTGAGGCTATTTTGACCGTTTCCTCGCAACCATCGGGAACAATGATTAACTCACCTATCCCCTGCGTTAGAAAACTCTCTATAGCCCTTCTTAACTTAGCTGGTCTATCTGCCGCGCAACCTGAATACTCTCCTAAGAAACTTGGTAAAACGACACTTATCATTTCTTCTTGTTTCTTGCGGATATAGCTGCGGCTTTAGCCTTGGCATCGGCTTTTGAACTGGCTCCCCATGCCCGTAAAGATAGTAGCAAACGAGTAGGCTCACCATTTTTATACTCTGCTCCCGGCATATTCCCCATCCTAGCTAGGAATGATGCTCGTCTAGGGTTGTCCCCTGATTTGACCGGAGCCTTTAAGTCTGAACCCGGATTCTCAGCCTCGTAGGACTTGCGACCCCTCTCGTTAAGACCGCCTTTAGGGTTCTTACCAGCCTTCTTAGTCCATGCTGCTGCCATTCTTGCCCCGCTTTTTCTTACCCATAGGAATCTTGATCTCGATTTCTATCTCATTAACACCGTTCTTTTTCATTTCTTCCCTTTCGAGGCTTTGCGACCTTCCGATAACATGATTGCGACCGCTTGTTTCTTCTTGGTAACAACTTTGCCGTTTTTACCGCTGTGTAAGGTTCCCTCTTTGAACTCGTTATAAACCTTACTCATCTTTTTTTCAGCTTTGGTCTTCTTCACTTGACCTCCAGATAACCGTTTTCAAAAAGTAAACCTATCGTCTTGCGGTGCGCTTCTTCCCACATCTCGACCCGTTCCGCTTTAGATAGATTCTTGCCCTGATCTAGCTCGGAATGACAAGCAAAGCACAAACTTGCAATTCTAAAATCGCTACTCTTTATACTCTTTCCCTTGCCATCCCGCAACTGGTTGCTGTGGGCTGCTACTACTGTTCCGTCCTCCCGTCCGCAGTGGCAACACGGTAGCTTTCGGGCGGTCTCTAACAGCTTTTTGTTTCGGTAGTTCAATCTGTCGTTTTCTCCACATTTAGCATAGCCCTCTGGATTTCTTTGGCAAACTTCCTGATCTCCGGCTCATGGTAATACTCAAGATTACCAAAGCAACGCTCCATCAAAGCGTTTATCTCACGCTTAGTTAGCTTCCTAACTTTGACGGGCAGATTCTCGAATAAAGGCTGCTGCATATAGCCTCACGATAGCTGCCCTCATTCTACCCTTTTTGATTAAATCTCTGGCTCGGATAATTGACGAAACTCTCGCCCTCGTTGCACTCCTCGCAGCAGGTAACGATCTCGCCAGATAAGTCCCTAGCCCTTGGGACTTCATCCCAATCGACCACCCAACCGCACCATTCACATTGTGCCAAATTGCTATCATCGATCTCGTTCATTGTGTCACCCTATCCATTGTTCGATTAGAAGCCTCCTGAGACCGCCATACGTCGATCCTAGCCTGTGCTGCAATCAACTTCCACCTAAGCTCCTCAGCAGCCTCTACAGCCGCCTGAAGCCCTTTTAGTAAGGCTTGGTACTCTGGATGAGCATAAGCCTGATTTTCCCTGTCAGCGACCGTATTTCCTATTGCCTGACTGAACAGGATTGCTTTCTTGCTTTTCCGAAACTCCTCTAGGTAAGTAACCTCGGCTTTAGCCTTAGCGTAAGCCATAGAATTTTGATAAATAAAATCGATGGCATCGTGTGGGTTAACCTGCATACTGAGCCTCAGTAATGGAAACTCGGATTGCCTCAATCAGCTTCTCAGCGTTCTCCGGCGAGATAGACAGGTTTGCGCTACCGTTGCTCAACATCACGTTAATCCAGACGTTATTGCCAATCGTATCTACGAAAATTGCTGTGTGTTGGGTTATTCCTTCAACTTTCATAATGCCCCCTAAAAACCGGGGTTACCCCCGGCTGGTTGATTAAAACGAATAAATTGTTTCTATTTCTTTAAGTCTTTTCGTTCCGTAAACTCCATGCTCACGTTCAACAGCTCGCCAAGAAATATTACTAATTTGCAATTTTCTCCAACCTTTCCGGAAACTTGGGTGAAATAACTTTTGCTCCAACCAATTAAAAGTTGCGCCTGTTTCTAGCAATTCGATCAATTTGGCTTTGTCCATTTCGTTCCCCTGTGTTGTGTTGTCGATGGACGTATCTTCCCAAAACTGTTTCGGAGCGTCAACACATTTATTTCTATCGGTAAACACATTGCTATAGGTAAACACTATTCCCGGCAAACCTCTTTTACCGCCTTTATTGCGTCGATTACGTTACTGACAACAGTTACCTGACCTTTCCAACTGTGATGCCATAAGACTTGATCCGGGGTTAACTTGGCTTTCTCATCTCGTTTTATCTCCAAGAGACAGTTTTTGCCCTTCCAGCCTACTAAGATGTCTGGACAGCCCTTGCCTACGCTATGCAGATGCTCTACCTCCATCCCCAAGCGTCTTAGCTCTTTGACGATCTCGACTTGATTAGAATCCACCCGTTTATAGACCACGCCAATCCCCTTTCTCGCCTCGGTTTCCACGTTCCCACTGAGTCCGGCAATCTTTCTCTAACCTATCCGCAGCTTGATTGCCTCGCTTCTGCCTGACCAAAGATAGGTAGTTCATCGCCTTACCCCTGTCCTCTACTCTCCAGAGTAAAACTTGTCGGACTTCACAACGATGCCTATGCTCTAAAACTTCCTCGGTTGTCAAAGTCAATTCTTGCCCCTATTCTTTCCACAAACTGCTGGCTTAGACTGTCGTACCAAAGTCCGTACCACTCCTGACCGTCACCGTTCCGCTGTTTCTCGCACATTAGGTAGGTATCCGGCTGAGTCTCATCTATCTGCTCACCACGATTCTTTTGGTTTTCCTTCTTCTTATTTCTCCACACCAAAAAGACGTTATCCACCTGATCCGAGATAGAACCCGATCCCTTTAGGTCATTCTTGTTCGGCTGCGTTTCGTCGGTCTGTTGTTTGCGGATATGGTGGACTAGATGAACGTGAACGTTATGATCTCTGGCAAGTGCCGTTAGCTCGTCGATAAATGACTTCTGACCGTTAAAGTCATCCTCGTTCTTGACGCACTTCATTAGGCTGTCGATGATGATGTGCTTAACGCCTAGCTCTGTGGCGCAATACCGAGTCATGGCTATCACCTTCTCTGGCGACGTAGTTCCCTGCTGGTCGTAAAGGTACATATTACTACCTAGAAACTTGTCCATCCGGTCAACCATCTTCGTGATGAATCCTGCCCTATCGTGAGTCAACGGATCATCTAGCGATTCACCTGAGAACTGTCTAAGCATCCGTTGTAGCGTCCTTTCTGGCTTCATCTCGAATGACGCTATGCAGACCGACTGATTCTGCTTGACCAAGTGCAATGCAATTTGCCCCGTTAGCAGCGATTTGCCACCACCGTTAGAACCAGCGTAAACCGTAACCTCACCCTCACGATAGGCAAAGGAATCATGCGTCTTAGTCCAGGGCATAACGACTTTTCGCTCTACCGTTTCCGATAGGTAGGACTCTTTGACCGACTCCAGCCAATCCCTAGCCTTTTTTACCCGGATAGTCACATCGTTAGCGTGAAGGTACTTCTCAACGTCAATGGTTTCCGATTTGAGGATTCTGGCTTTCCTAGCCTCGTCTAGCTCAATCGCCCTTGCTTCAATGCTCATCGTTTCTCCCCATATTTGAACAGCAGTTCTTTTTTAATCAAAAACGCTTTCTTTTTGTTCCTATCGCCAGCACCTACAAACTCTACATATACCAATTTATTCTCGATGATGCAGTGAATAATGTCTCTAGGTCTGACCCATAAAAAAACGTCACCATCGTAAAAAACCCACCACTTAGCTTCTGTTGCCAACAATGCCGATGGGTTGCCAGACATCTCAACTTCAACAACCAGATTCCCTGTCTCTTTAGACATCGGGTCGTACTTCACCTCAACGCCTGTGCCTGTCTCCGGTATCCAAATGTCGTAGCCCTTGAAACCATCAATCAACGTAGCGCATGGATACTTTTTACGGATACTCGCAAGCACCTGCATCTCGATGGCTACACCACGCTTTAGGTCATCGTAAAATGTCATTTCTCTCCTTGATCTTTGCCAGTAACATCGCCGAGAACTCGGTTGGCTTTTTCGTTAGGTTCCAGATCGTCTTAACCTCTGCGGTAGATAAGTCTTTCCATTCCGCAACCGGCTGCTCTAGCTCAGGCTCTTTAGGAAACTCAATCAGCGGCTCACCGGCTAATCTTTCTGCAATGGCTTTCGTTAGAGCATGGTTCGTGTACATCAGCTTTAGAATCTTCAGTAGCTCCTCAGCCTCATCTCTCGTTAGCTCAATAGTCAATTGTTCTTCTCCTTCAGCTTGGCTTCGATGGCTCGTGCAACGTCTATGTACCCATAACCAAAACTTGCGGCGACTTGATCTATTTCATCATCCGTCAGCCCCTGCCATTCGCGCTGTGGTGGGGCGGTGTAGAGTGGGGTGACAGATGGGTCATCAAGTACCTCTCCGTATTCAATTTGCTCACACTCTCCATCG